GCATCCGCCGTAACTGCGGGGTCAGCTAGAAACTTGTTTCTGTTACATAAAGCCTTGAGGCGTTCTGCTACAGGCAGCCAGTCATCAAGACAGACTGATTCTTTCAACACCCAATAGACGTGCACTCCACGACCGGAGTTAATTAATGTTGGGCGGGGTAATAGGTTGGTCTTGCAAAATTGTTGTAACGCAGCTAGTGCGTCTTGTTGATTAGCAAACTCTTTGGATGGGCCGCAATCTAAATCTAAAAAGAATGTTTTTACGTACTTAACATTATCTACCTTGCGGGACTTGTCTTCCTTAAAAGTAGATAAGGCAAAATAAACATCGTAACCTTGATTGTCTAGGTCGTTTGCATTCTCCACCAAATCAACAACAGAGTTAAAGAACTTCTGTACTCGTCTGTCTGTCTTCTTATTGGCTGCAAAAATGCAATACAGTCCATCGTTTGCTAGGGCGCTTTCTAAAAATTTTGTTGTTTCCATAGCGATCTCAGAACCGAAAGTTACCACGGCAGGGGTAGTATTCCACCCTTTTCGGTAAGCCTAGCCGTGGTATAAGTTAAAAACATGGGTATGCTCAAGAGCGTACCCAAGAAAGTCGGGGTTAGTCGTCCCAACCGTCAACGATTGCACTAAGATCAGCTTCGTCTTTAGGTGCAGATGACTTCTGTTTAACTACTTTCTTCTTCGGTTCTTCGACAGGTGTTTCCACCACGTCGATTTCTTCTACCACCTCAACCTCTTCGGCGGTGACAGGTGCAGCGACAGTCACATCAGCAAACATATCGTCGTCACTACTGGAAGTAAAACCGTCTACTACACCAAACGGTGATGCAGTTTGTAAGGGTATATACTTAGTGACTTGCACGCCGCGTAATCGTAACGACACGCCAGCTTCCCGCATGTTGTACGGAAATAGCACGACAGCAATACTAGCGGTACTGCCAGTAGTCAGCATAAAGTCGTCAGCTAACGGTTTGTTTTTAGCGTCTACCTGCATAGGTTTACTGGTAGCTTCTTTGCCGTATGCACCTTTTAGTGTGGCTTTACCAATGAACGATCCGTCCTCGTCTTTCTTGAACGGCATCGGTATCTTCTCAGGCCATTTAGCTTCACGCTTCTCAGCGTATGCTTTAGCCATAGCGCCCATAAGCTCCTTAGCTTGTGCCGCGTCCATACGAAACTGCATGGAGTATGCTGCACCGTCATCAAACGGATCGCATGGCACACTACGGTTTTCCGCTGCATCAAAGCGGTAGGTTTTATTGATACGTGGGTATAGGACTTCTACGTCCTTTATAAGGTGGTTCATCTCGTTTTCTCCAAACGTCTAGTCATCAAATGTAAAACCATCAACTTCGGTGAATGGTGAGACACTAGCATCTTCTATTGGCGCTACACTTAAGGTAACAGCAGCAATAGTATCTGCGTGTTCCATCATTTCTTTGACGGTCTCCAACTCCTGCTCTTCCAGTGGGCGTATTGGCCTAAAGAAGAGTTTTGGTGTATCGCTTTCAGTATCGAAATAAATCCTCGTTACTACGGCGACAAAAGGCGTCTCACGCGCCTCAAGGTACCGTGCATAAGCACGGAAGGGCATAGCCCCATCTACTGCGTCACCAAATATAGAAGTCGGGGGGAGTTGTAGTTGATAAACTGTTTCCAGATCATCTTCTAAAACAATTGCCAACCGCTGTACAAATCTACATGCACGGCCAGCGCCTCTCCCAGAACCTCTAATATTGCGGACACAATCTACACAACGTCCAGACTGCCTCTGTTCTTCTGGAACGTCTAAAGCGGGTGTTTCAGTGTTATTGGACCAACAAGTAGGAGTAGATACCTTGTCAGGGTCGTACTCATCTTTGTAGTATATTCTTGATTTATAGGCAACACCCACAACCACAACATCAATACTATCTCCACTTTCGAAGGGGGTACCCTCGAACTTCTTGGTGCGTATGCTTACTCTCTTAACACTATCTTTCATCAGTAATCTTCATCTGTATCCAGATCGGGCACTTCAATGCGGTCCTTTTCGGGGCTAACTTCATCCCACGTAGGGGCAGGAATATCCTCGTCAACTGCACTAAGTAACGCTTTAGTGACCGCATCAAGATCGTACCGGTAGGTTTGATTGATATGGACGTACGTGTTTTTAGGTATACGCCCTTCCTTCATCCAATTACGGATTAGTCGCTCAGAGACCATAAAGTGCTGGGCAACTTCTTTGATTGAAACTAATCGGGGTGTCATTTTTTGTTCCTTCTAACAGATATGGTGTATTCAGAATTAGAATTAAGACCTTTCGGTAATAAGTCTGGGTTTTCTTCCAAGAACTGTTTCATGTTCTTCTGATTAATCCGTTTGTCTAGCAGCGAAGGCTCACCATGCTCAAGAATAAACTCGTGCATCTTGTCCCAGTCACTAGTCCAATACGATTGTTTAACTGTCCGATAGAACAGTCCCTCGGAAGTCCTAACGCTATCAACGTCATGCTGTTTGCAATGCGTTAACAAAGCCCCTTTGACAGCTTCAAGTTGCTGCACTAGTGGAGCATCTTGGGCATCAAATTCGGCTTTCAGTTCTGAACGTCGCTCACGAATCTTTATATAAGTCTTGACTAACTTGTCTAAAGATATGGATTCTCCGTTGCTCATTTCGATCTCCTTCACTTATCGAACGAACGACTATAATGGATAATTATGTACTACGCAAGTAAATCATTGTATAAATCAATCATTTTTGTATGTACATTGATTTTATTGTCTAACATAGCATAAACACGTTTTTCTATGGCAGATCCTTGCAGTTGGACTACGGTACACTTGTGGTCTTGTCCCGACCTGTGCACCCGTGCATTGGCTTGAGCGTACGTTTCTAGTGAACTGGTTGGCCCCCACCACACCACCGTATTCGCCGCTGTCAGGGTCACACCGTGAGCCGCTGCTTGGGGTTGGATAATTAATACCCTAGGATCTTCGGTTTTTTGGAACCGCCTGAATATTTCCGTTCGGTTCGGTAATGACACATCGCCACGTATGACCGCTGTACTGATGCCATCACTCTCTAATTTGCCTGACAGTATATCAATAGCATGTTTAAAGGGTACGAAGACCAATACCTTCTTACTTGATTCGTCAATGACTTCGCGCAGTACGTTGTATCTATGTTTGATATCAAACTCTAGCGTGTCGCCGTTATCGGTGTAGACTGCCCCACAAGATATTTGTAGTAACTTGTTCATGTTAACCGCTGCATTAGCGGCAGTTACCTGTTCACCTGCGGCATCCATGACCATTTTATCCCTTAACAACTTGTAGTATTTAATCTGTTGTCGGGTCATCTCTACCTCACGCTTGGTATATATCATAGGCGGTAGGTCTAAACACTCTTCTTTGGTGAACCGTATGGCGGGTTGTAACACTCTAAATACAGTATCCGTCGCATCTTCTTTAGGCACCCAACGAAAATTAGTTACCTTGTACATTACTTGGTCTCGGAAAGAACCAGCGAATCTCGGTACGGCAACGGGGTTAACAAGTTTTGCTAACCCATAGGCATCCACTGGGCTTTGTGCCGCAGGGGTACCGGTCATCATCCATAACCATTTTTCAGGGGTAAGCAATGCGTTTAGAGTTTTCCAACGTTTGGTTTGTGTATTCTTATAGTGGGTTGCTTCGTCAACAATAATTAGATCGAATCCGCCGTCGATAATGGCGTCCATTACAATCTCTACACCGTCATAGTTTATTACCACGTAATCAGCATCGCCCTTGATTATCTCCCTACGTTTCTTCGCGGAACCATACGCAACCGCAACCGTTCGGTGCATAGCAAAAGTAAATAGATCGTTACGCCACGCGGAATCCATAATAGATAACGGGCAGATCACAAGTGCCCTACGTATTCGCCCTACATTCATCAAGTAATCTGAAGCCCAGATTGCACTAGCGGTTTTGCCAGTGCCTTGTTCGTTAAAGCAAAAGGCGCGTTTGTTAAGTGTTAGGAAAGATGCTGTAGTTTTTTGGTGTTCAAACGGGGTGTATCTACCCGTCCATTTATATTTACCTTCAATTGGTGAAGGTACCTTTATATTTAAGTTCTTCAGCACATGCGCTTCATCTATACCCCACTTAACTACTACTTTGTTATCAGGTAGTTCTCTGCTTTCAGGTATAACGGTCGTTACTTTTTGCGGATTACGCAGTCGCAAAAGTAGTGCTTTGTTGTCTATTATTTTCATGTATCCTCCTAACGGCCCCGCTTCGTCCACAGATGGGGCTAGGTCTGCGATATCGGTATGAACTACCTTTGGACTAACCTGATTTTTGTACCGGAGGCCAATATGGCTAACTATCAAAACCTTTCCGAGTGTGAAAAAGTTATGGTACGTTTTTTAGAGACGCATCAGGCTCAGCGTCTAGTAGATTTCTTCTGTCTCGCAACAGGTGATCTCTTTAAGTTACGGCTACGGTTCTTACTCGAACTCTCTACCTTTACACCGTCTTTGTTGCTACCACCTCTTGCCAGTGGTTTGTTATGGCTAACGTCCTTGCCTTCTCGCTTGTCCGCTTTGCCGTTGTTGTTCTCGTCTTTGCCTTTCTTATCCATTGCACGTCGAGCGCGTTGTCGCTCCATACGACGCTGGAACTCAGGGCTATCGACTGGTTTGTTAACTTGTTTCTTTCTGTCTGACTTGTTTTTGTAAGGCATTTAACTTCTCCCGTTGTGCGGACACTCCAGCACTACGCAATGTGCTTTACATAACCCGCTGGGGTTAGCGTTCCACGTATCATTCTCAAAAGCCGACTCCATAGTTGTGTAGTCAGCCAACCATTTACCCCATAACTCACCTTGGTTTGCTAAAAGGTATGTATCTTTTATCAACTCGTTTGACACAACAAACATCAACCCACCGCGCACTTCTTCAACATCGGGAAAATGTTTGAATGTTGCCAATGCCATCAACTCAAGCTGCCCTTTGTCAGCATAGCGAGCATTCTTACCGGTCTTATAATCTATAACCCAAGCAAGTTTGTTCTCTTCGTCTAGGATCACCAAGTCCGCAATCCCACGGAACCAAACGTCATCCGCAAAGAAATCACACGGCTCTAGGTTTTCAGTCAACCCTAGTTTGTACTCGCATAACTTCTTACCCTGTTTGGCGTTCAGTGCGTCAAGCCCAGCTTTAGCATAGTCGAACTGTGGTGGTAGTGGTACGTTATCCCGTACGTATTGTTCGGCTGCTTCATGAAACGCAGTACCATAATACATCGCATCGGTCTCAGACTCTGAGTAATCCTTTGCAATTTTCAAGTGGTAAAACTTCTTTGGGCATTGCTCGAACGCCTTTATCTTACTGAACGACCAAGGTGCAATACTCATCTAGTGATCTTCTTCCTTTGATATACACTGATCTACCTCTATTAATGCTTCGATCAACAACGGTATCTCTTCTGGATTAAAACTTAACGTATCAAATGTTGGTGGGTCTTGCCCTAAGTCTAACTGGTTTAAGGACACAGTAACCTCGTCCTTCGACGCTGCAACTGTAATCGAACTCAACACTATGTCCGAGTCTTCTTGTTGTATTAAGTCGTTCCTATAAACCAAACGACTCCGTTTACGTAACTTGAACCGCTCTTTATACTTTTCAAAATCAACAACTTGACTCATTCGCAGTCTCCGTAAGACTTGGCAGTGCCAGACTCGCAGTTGATTGGTAGTCCGTTAGCCCAATAGGGTGTCCAACGCATACACTCTTCAATGTATCGCTGGGCTTCTGCAACTTCTGCTTCGGGAACACAACATACAACTGAGTCATGAACCGTCAAGACAACACGGTATTTCTTAGCAATTTTTAACATCTGCTCACCGATTATGCAACGAGCCACTGCTTGACATACGTTCTCTATTACCTTCCCACCATAGATCCGGTTTCGGCCTCGACGTACTTTATAGGTGTATTCCATACCCTTCTCGCCTTGTTCGCCCTTTATATCGTGGTAGTACATCAACAAACCAGACGGTAATTTAATTGCGTTCTGTTCGGGCAATACCTCTAACACGTTCCCAATACCGAGCTGGGTTTTGTTATTCATGGTCATGTTTTCTATGGTGTAAGAGGCGTCTTTCCATAACCGAGTAATGTGGTAGTTCGTATCTCTGTATATGTTTATGACGCGGCGAGCTTCGTCCAGCTCCATATCGAACCCGAACGATTGCAGTTGCTCTTTGAACCGCACGGCTCCCATACCGTAACCGGCACCTAGGATAGTGGTTTTACCTACAAACCGCTGGTCTTTAGTAACATCTTCTTCTCGATTGACGCCGTATATTGACATCGCCATCTTCTTGTAAACATCATCACCAACACGAAATGCTTCTGTTAAGTCGTCCTGCCCTGCCAACCATGACAGCACGCGTGCTTCGATCTGACTTGAATCACAATCAATTAGCGTGTATCCGTCAGGAGCGACCATGCTTCTCTTTAGTTTCTTGCCGTTTGGCCCACGGCTGGGCAAATTCTGAAGGTTAATCTTGTCAGCCCCACCCCAACGTCCCGTGTGTGCGGCATAGTATTTAACAGGAACAGGTAGTAGTCCGCGCTTGGCTATGTCAATAAACCGTTGCGTACGTGTTTCTTCCAACGTGCTTTTGTTACCAAGTCGCGCACTGACTAGCGTTTGTACGCGCACATCTTCGTGTTCCAACAGTGCTTTAAACGCTTCATCAGTCTTAGCGAAAGCGAACGTTTCTTTTTCTGTGGTGGGGCTTATCTTGGTTGGGGCAATAACGCCTAGCCCCCCAAGCAATTCGGCAAACTTGGGGTTACTCATCAAGTCTTTCTTATCAACCCCAGCATCTGTTAACAACTTATCTTTAAGGTCTTTGGTATCTTCAAGGTGCTGCTCTAATAATCCTAGGTCTAGATCCAGCATAGGTTCGATGAACATCCGTAATGTTAGATCAATAATCTTTAGCTCTTGGCGTGGAAACTTCTTACCCATCACCCCAAACAACTTATAAGTAAGTTCTACGTCGTTTATGCAGTAGTCACCATACCGACTCAACTCTGCCTCATCGAAATCTAAGCGTCGTTTACCTATAGCATTTAGAACTTCGGTGCCTTTATCGCCAAGGTTATATCGTTCGGCCATCGCCTTGAGGCTTCCCCCAGCTTCCACCCCATGAATAGCACGGCCAATGCAAAGAGTGTCAGCCCACACCCTAGGATGAATATCAAATACCCAAGACAATATAGCGCCATCAAACATGGTGTTGTGAGCCAATACCATAGAGTTTCCCCAATCAAACTCCGCAAAGTATTCTTTAAGTTGTTCATGTGTTCCACTTGCCCATTCGGTAGGTCCATTGTTTACTTTTATTGCTACACCGATCACTTCAAACTGAGGGTCACGTACGTAGGCTTCAGTTG